TATTGCTGAGTTTATAATTCCAATCACAAAATTAACTGATTTTTTACCTGCCAACTGAACTATATTTAAAGCAGATCAGAAAAAGTTACCAAGTCATGTCCCAAGTGTTTTTATAGCTCAGAAAATACTTCATAAAACTGTATTTATAACAATATAAACAGCTTGAAAACCATTTGATATTGCCATTGCTAAAAACTTAAATAATTTGAAATTATCCTGAACTTGTTTTTTATTTTCTCAGGTTAGTATTCAAAATGCATCAGTTATTATTTCAAATACACTTGTAAATATCTGAGCTATCGCTTTTCATATATTGATTACATTTGTTGCTATATCACTTCAAAAATCAATAATAGAAGCCATATTATTTTGCAAAAAGTTATTTATAGTTCCTATAATTCACTTTAAAGTATCTGATATATTAAGTCACATCTTTGATCCTGCTATCTCTACATTATCTACCAAATTACTCCACATACCTGTTAGAGTTTTAGATTGCTTTTCCATACTTCAGGCAAATTTTTCATTTAATCCTGTAAGTATAGCATTTACAGCTGTAGCTGAATCAATTCCTTGATTTCATAAATCTCAAAGCTGTGCTTTAGTAAGTCATAATTGCTCTTCTAAAACTTTAAAAATTGGTAACCCTCTCTCAGCCATTTGCAATACCTCTTCAGTAGATAGTTTTCATTTAGCTTCTATTTGTCATAATGCTAGAATAACTCAGTTCAAATCATCTTGTCATCTACCTACAGCACTTATTGAATCTCATAAAACTTTCACAGTAGCAAGAGCCTTTTCTCACTCAAATCAAAATCATATAAGTTGTTGTATTGATTTCGTTAGACCTAGCTTATTAAATGGAGTCTGAGAAGCTAATTCATCAATATCTTGAAGCATCTGAAGTGCTTTTTCTTCTGATCCAAGTAATGTTTCAAAACTTATTTTTGCTTGCTCTACTTCAGCTCCTAGTTTTGATATTCATTTTATAAAATTTCAAATAGCATAAATGCTAAATGCTCATGCTATAGCTCCTCAAATACCTTTAAAAAATCATCATAGCTTTGATGTTTTATTTGTTACTTTTAAAAGCTCTTTTTCAGTTTTGTTTATTTCTTTTTGTAATTCTTTAAATCTCTTACTTCATATTTTAGTATCTTCTAGTTCATTATTTAAATTCTTTAATTTAGAGTTTAATCATCATATAGTTTTCGTAGTTTTTTCTGATTCAGTTTTTATTTCTTTTAATCATTTTTTTCAAGAACTTCCTAGCTCCTTTTCAATAGTATCTCAGGCTTTTTGAAACTCACTTTTAATTTTTAAGGTAGAATTCTTTATACTATTTTCATCTACTGATAATCAAACTCTTAGTTCTCATAGGTTAGACATTTTTCTTTATATTATTTTTTAAAGCAGTTAGTTTTTTCTTTGGATCTTTTCTATCTTTGTCATATTTTTCTTCTCAGGCTATAACTTTGATATCTTCTAGTAAATCATTAAATACTTTTAAAGGTGTAGTCATTGTTTGTCAGTAAGAATTACTAAAAAATTTCATAAAAAATCAGATCTTTATATGAAAATCTTTAAGAGGTTTTTCTTGTTTCTTTTTGGTATTTAGTAAGTTATCCAAGTCCTCTGATTCAATCTCAAACAATTTTTGTATAAGCTGTTTTAATTGCTTTTCATCTAATGCAGGAATAGTAGGATTAAATTCTAGGAATATCTCTTCTATAAACTGTTCTATATCTGATAAAGCTAGGAAATACCCTCATACAGTCAGTTCTCAGACTCTATAATCTTTATTTCAGTATTTCACTTTTATTTTTCTTCTCATAGGCAATAAAAAAGATTTAATCTATAATTTAGACTAAATCTTTTAGTGTTCCTCTCAAGGTCTTTTATTTTAGGAGAATTTATAAGTAAAATAACTAAGTAATCATATAATATCTTCTTTTAAAACTACTACGATGTCATTTTCTCTCTGAAGTAGCTTTTTAAATATTTTTATCCATGTTCAAATTAAATCTTTTTCTAAATCTATTACTTCTAGAGAATTTTTAAAATAAGTTTTATCAGCTTCACAGAAGCTATATTTATATTCTATTCCTCAAAGAGAAAATACATCAGTTTCTTGTTTTTTAAATTTATTTAGATCAAGAGTTTCCATTAGCTAACTGCTTGTTCATCAAAAATTTCAAAGATATTATTGTTACCATCAGGATATCCTATAAATTCTACTGGAATACTTGCTACTGATTCAAGATCATCATCTTCAGGGAAATCAAAAGCAAGATTGCTTGTTGCATAACCTTTATATATTTTGATACCGAATTTTTTACCATTTTCATCAGTATTTTCAAATGTAACTTCGTATAAATTAAGAGCCTTAAGTACATCTTTATAGATTACAGCTTTTGAAACATTAGGAGTGTAAGTATATGTTACAGTTATTTCTCCAGCTTGAGCTGATTTAAATAAAATATATGTTTCTCCTAGTTCTCAATTTTCTCCATCTCAAACATAAGTTGAATATGATGTAGATGTAACTGTAGTTCCATCAGCTTTTACATTTGTAATAGTAATAATACTATCATCTCCATTCTTATTAGTAAGTTTAAAAGGAGTATAAGCTATACCAACTGCTCAATAACTTTCATCAGTTACTGTTGTAGGTGTTCCTGCTGTATTTACTAAATCTCCGATTCCATCTACTTTTGCAATGTTATCTAAAAATAATTCAGCAAGTTCAGCATTAAATTTAACCTGATCTATCTTTTTTCTTGGTGGTAGCTTAGAATTAGCAAATTTTAACTGAGCTATCAAGAATGACACTTCTAGTCATGCTCCTTTCAATGCTCATACATTTACTCCATCTAATTTCAGAATACCATTTCACATTCTGATAGAATCAGATCTTTGCACAGGTGTTTGCATATTTTATATTGGTTAAAAAAATAATACCTGTATAAACTACAAGTATTATTTTTCCCCTCAAGGTCATTTCGGTTTTAAAAATGCTTGAAGCCCCCAATTAAGGGAGCTTCAGGTTAGAGAGGAATCTATGCAGTAACGATAGAATCCTCTTTTTCGAAAGGCTGGAAATTTCCAGTGACGCATTTAACGACTTCGTCCCAGCGATTACTTTGCATATTGCCAAGAATCGTTGAGTTTTCGCCGTGTTCTTTTGCCACTTCTTCCTGGTTCATAACCGTTGCATTGATGTAGAAGCGACCAGATTCATTGAATCGCTTACTGGTAGTTTCGATGATCTGACCATCAACATCGAACTTGGCGGTTACCAGATCAAAGAACTGAACTGCAAAGCAGTTTTGCGGAATATCCAGCTCTCCGAGCTCTCGGTTCTTCACCTTTTTCACTGACTCCTCTGGATAGAATGAGCCAGGAAATAACAAAGTTGCATAGGTTGTTTTACTCGAATCGATCATCTTCATGGTGTATCTCCTGTATATACGGGTTTAATCTTCATTTCTCCTACGAGAGTATTTATATTCTACATTAAAAGTAACATAAAATCAAATAAATAGCCTGTTTTTAAAACTTTTGATCTTTAAAAACAAATCTAAAAGTTAGTGGCTTACGGAATAAATTCTTTTCAGGATTAGACATATCAGGTCATATAGTATCAAGCTGTGATCTAACTCAATCATCTATTGATCTGTTAAATAATCAAACTACTAAGTCTTTTATTTCTTCGAATTCTTCCATATTAGTAGCCCATATATCAATTTGATATAGAACTTTCCTAATTCATAGATTATTTGTACTTCATCAAATTTCACTGTAACTAATAAAAGGCTTGTCCATTCATTTTATGGTTTCCTGATCTCTGCACTTTATATTTTCAGGTCATCAGATTTTTTGTATCAGGTTTACATAGTTTGCCATTCTATCGTAAATATATTTCCTGATATCTATAAATCATAATTCGCTATATTCTATCATCAGTATTTTTTTAATAATTTACTAAAATTTTGTTTTAAAACAAGCACCAATTCCTTGTGGTTTCTTTCAAGTCAATCTCTTAAATAACTTCTTTCTTCTATATCATCAGTTCAAAATTCTAAAACTCTTCAATATTCCTCTGTAACTCATTGATTTACTCCTACTACATATCTTCATTCTCATATTTTTTGCATTCAAATACTTCTTTTCAAGTTTCATGTAACTCATTCATACCAATGCCCATCTATTTGCACTGGTTTATAATGACTACTTCTCTCAGGAGCTTTCAGGTCCTTTCTATCTATATTATTCTTTGGTAATCTATCCTTATCTCTAGGAGTTATTTCTCTTACTTTACTAGTAAGTATATTTGATGTAATCTGTACAGATTCATCTATACTCCTTTTCAAAGCTATAGTATTTAAATTAAATTCAGCCATAACTTAATTAATAAATCTTAAAATACTTTTGTTGTGATCATGTTTTCTATTCATGTACACTTTTTCTACAAAGATAACTTCAAAAATATTTCATTCTAGAGTAACTTTATCTCATTTATTTGGTAAGATATCAGATTTACTATAAAGTTCATACTCCTTAGATGTAAAACCTAATTGTCATGCACTATCAAGACTGTCATCGTTTATGGATTTTCATCTCTCTAAAATTATTCACTTAAATAAAATCTGAGTTGAAGAGTCTTTCACTTTCTCTCAATATTTATTCAGACCTTTAGTAATGCTTTCTAGAGTAATATCTTGAAAAGCAAAGCTAAAATTATCTATAAAAGCCATAAATTTTTTAAATTATTCATTTAAAAGATTTATACTTTGAAATTATCATATCGAAGTTTTGTTTAATAGCTATATTAAATCTATCTTTAATGTTAGATTCTCTCTCAGACTCTCAGAAGTAAGTCACAGAAAGGCTTCCAAGCTTCTGAGTTTTTATATTTTTATTCTCTAAACTCTCGCTATTATCTCCACTTATTCATAAATCGATTGATAAATTAATGCATAAATCTAAACTCATTTTTTCTATGTCAGAAGGAACTGTGTCAAATCAAATATTATACTTAATTTCTATATTTTTCTTTCATTTTCTAGTCTTTTCTTCTAAATATACTATATAATTATCTATGTAATCTACAGTATAGTTATAAGACTCATTTTTAAGTTTTATATATTCAATATTATTAGCTTTATGATCTAAGTATATCTTATTACTTCAAGTTCCATCTACTCTTGCAATTATATCTTGTTTTCACAAGTTATATCATATTTTTGAGTCTATCATATTCGTAGCTTGCTCTATAATTAAAAGAAGCTTTGAATCACTACTATTATCAGTAATTCAAAGCTTATCTTTTAAGCTACTTAAAGTAGTATAATTCATTGTTTGTTATATTAATCAATTATCTGTAGCTAAATTTTTAAGTCCCTCATCTGTTTTTCATTCTAGTTCTGATTCATCTAGTATTCACTCATTAACTAATAGTTCTCAGTAGTTTGTAGTATCTGAATCTGTATTATCAGTTATTTTTCCTGCTTCAAATTCATCTACTAGTTTATTTAGTTCAGCAACTCTCAGTTTTTTATCATACTCTATTCAAGCATGATCTAGAATTTCTTTACACTCTTTTCAAGTTCTCTGATTATCATTTTTTACTATATTTTTCTTCTCAATCTTTTCTTTTACTACTGAGAATCAAGCTTGTAAATAATCATCTAGTTTTGATTTATCTACATCTAAAATTTGTCATTTTTTAGCTCAGTTGTAGATTCTATTTTTATTATTTATAACTCTAACCATATTAAATTATATTAAAAAATTAAGTTGTTTTATTATTTTTAACAAGCACTGTAGCTTCAGGATTTTCTATTAAAATATCTAGTTTCATTTTATACCAGAAGTTATATCCATCAGGTGCAACTCTTTCAGGTTCAAGTTTTAAGTCAGTTTGGATTCAGATAATTACATTTTTAGGATTCGTTCCTATAATATCAGCACCATCTAAGATTACTTTATCAACTTTCATTCCAGCTTCTATATCATAGATTAATGGTGTAGTTGTTGTAATAGAATTTGCATCTATTGAAGCTACTATATAAGTCATTTGAGTAGCATTACCATAATCTACAGTTATACTATCTCCAGCACTTATATCTCCTGTTAAATCAGTATCTATAAATATACCTGAAGTTCCTGCATTTTGTGGATTTGTAATATTAGCTGAAACTCATGTTTTTACAGGATTCTCATTTATCATCAACGATACTTCATTAATTTTAGTTCCTGCAATTCTATTTTTATTAGTTTCTCCATCTCATCTATTACCATTTGGATCATTATATAATTCATCAAGGTCTATTTGAGTATCAGGATCATGGAAGAATTCTATTTCTTTTTTATATTTATTAGCTAGGGCTTTCTTTGCTTGAACATATTTTTTTCTAGTAATATCTCTACCTGTAAACACATTCGTATCTGATCCATCTAACACATTACCATCTTTTTCAATTTGGTACTTAATACCATCAAACATATTTAATATTCAATTATCAGCTGATGGATTTTCTAGTTTTCTACCATATATTGCTGTTTCTACTAACTCATTAGCAATCTTTTTAGCAATAATTCTTTTCATATGTTCTTCAAAACTTTTTCATTCGATGTTATCATCAATTTCATCATCTGATAAGTAGAAGAATCATTCTACTTTCTTTGAACTTAAAAATATTGAATCAGTTTGCACTTTATATCATGCTTTACCTGTTTGACCATGAGTTCTTTTACCAGCACCTCAAGGCATCAGAAATTTTCAAGGAGCAATCAATTTTGCAATTTCTTTTGTTGGTCATGTCATTGTAATCACTCTGAATTTCTTTAGTAATCCTTGTGATTCATCTTTTACATAATCAATAAACTGTTTAGCTTCATCATTTTTCCAATGGAAATTTACAGGAACTCAGTTTGAATCTAAAGTGAAAGCCTTTTTTAGATCCTCTGTTTTTTTAGTCCTTTTCTTTAGTTGTATAGGCATATTTAGTGAGTTATAATATAAAATTAATCTATTTTTGAGATCCTTTGATCTTTTAAAACTTTTTCCATACTTTCAACTCTATCAATAGTAGAATCTAGAGCTTCAGATACTGTTTTATCATCTTCTTCTTTTTCTTTTTTTATTTTTTCTATATCTCCTGTTAATTCTTTAAGTTGTCACATAAAATTTGTTACATCATCAGAAGATAAATACATATCTACATATTTTTTGATAGCTTCTTTTCATTGCTCTGACTCAAAAAACTTTTTTACATCTTCCTCAGAAGTAGTTTCAGTTTCATCTTCTACCTCTTTAGAAAGTTCAGCTTTCATTTCAGAAGCTTCTTCAAATTTCTTAATTGCTTCCTCTGATTTATCTTCTTTTAATAGAGATATACCATCAGAAAAAACTCCAAAAAATTTTTCTAGTAGTTCTTTCATATAAATAAATTTAAAATATAAACAATTACAGACTAGTTTCTTTATTATTCCCCTCAAGGTCATTTCAAATTGGATAATATTTTGTTTAATTTTTCTTTGTTTTTATTTTTCTTTACTGTTTTAAATAATGCGAATTTATTCTCAGCTTGCTCTACTGCAGGTGTGTTATCTTTTGTTACTAGACTAATTCCATCTACAAACACATTTTTTATATCTCTAGGCATCTTGTTTTTATTAAACTATAAAATATCATTCCATTGATACTCAGACAAAATCTCAGGCTTTTACACTTTTGTATAATTCATTATCTAAGAACTTAACTCAGACATACCAACTTCATTTTTTTACAATAGTTTCTCATACTATGATATCATTTGGAGCTATGAAATTTTCCACAAATTGATATTTTGTTTTTTCTATTTCAGTATTTTCTTCATGATCTATATTTAAAAATTTGTTTTGCATATTAGCACCAAAATCATGAGCTGTCTTTATTATTTCTTCAGCTGTTATCACATCTCAGTTTCTATCCTCAATATCAGGTGTTAAAATACAAAAACTCACAGTCTTATGTATATCATCTGTTTTTAAAAGTTTTATCATCACAGTTTTTTAGGAAATAAAAAAAACACTACTTTATAGTCTAGTAGTGTTTTGATTCTCTTTAAGGTCTTTTAATTACATTGCATCGTGAAGTAGTTCTATATCATCATCATCTAAATCATCAAATGACATTCAAAATTCTTCCTCAACCTCCTCTCTCATTACTTCATTCTCATCCATAATATAAGTTTTAATTAATAAATTCTTTATAAGAATACTCAAAAAATATAATTATTCAATTAATCAACTCTCAGGATTTACTATACTGTAATCAGTATAACATCTACAATTAAATCAATGAGGTGCATGATCTGTATTAGTTCATGGAAATAGCTCATTTTTAGCTATCCATCAAGCTTCTTCATTTTTTAGATGACTTTCTCTAGCATTACTATCTCCTTGAGTTTTACTTCTTTTGTATCAAGTTACTCAGAAATTTTTAGTATATTCATCATGCTGTTTTCTTGATCAGTATTCGTATGCATTTCATACTTCCATTACAGCAATTAAACTTGATCTATAAGTAGAATATTTTAAGAATTTATCATCAATCTTTTTAGCAATTTCTTGGAGAGTATCTCATTTAGATATTCAATATTCTATTATTTTTCATATTTCTTCTCTCGTTGTATCATCTATTTCTGATATAAGTTCTCAGGCTCTATTTTTTGCATATTCTAACTGATATTCATTACTTATTCAAATATCTAAAGTAAGTCATATATTTTCAAGCTCTAATTTACTTTTTTGCTCTTGCTCTAACTGTCATAATAAAACTACAGCTGAAAGTTTCTCTATTAATTCTTTATTAATTTTTGGATCTGTAGATTTCTTAATATTCTTGTTATCTTTTAGTTCTTCTATATATTTTTTAGCTTCTTGCTCAAAATATTTATTAAAGTGGTTTATAAAGTCATAGAAATACTCCATAAACTCTTTTGATTTTACTTTTTCAAAATCATCTATTATTTTCTTTACTAGTTTTATTTGTTTTTTCATAATCAGATTTTATTTAAAAATTTTCACCATTTTGAGTAATTTTTCTCTAGACTTTTTTCTACTTCATCTAATTCTATATCTTCTTTATTATCAAATTCTGATCATCATGATGTTAAAAGCTCATCTCCTCAAGGTAGTGGATCAAGTCAAAGAGATTCTCTTTGCTCATTAGCAGTAGTAATACCTGCTTTCTTGTATCAAACTGCTATTTTCATTTCATCTACTCAATTTTTCAAATCTACTTTATTAAAATCAATCTCGTTTATTTCATCTTCAGAAATTTCTTTTAAAACTATATCATCTTCTTTTACTTTTTTCCAAGATAGAAGCTGAGCTTTTAATTGTCTTAATATTTTATTTTGAAGTGGTATAATAATATCAGCATATAAACTCTCTAGAGCTACATTACTTGTAGCTTTATTTGAATTCTTTGAAGACAATAAGTCAAAAGGAATATTTGTTGATATAGCTATATCTTCTTTTAACTCTCTTTTAAGTGCTATAAACTTATCAGGATCTATTCTTGTTGATAGGTCTATTTTTCCTATCTTTCAAGTTAAAAATAAAGTATTATGAGAATTATCTATTCCTGATATTTTATCTTTTATCATCTCTTCAATCTTTTCTACTTGCTCAGTTGTTAAATTTCAAAGTTCATCATACAAGATATTTGGCTCTATATTTCCTCACTTAAAAAAATTCTTATAGTATTTAGTTATAAAAGCTAAGAGTACTACTTCATCAATACAAGAATGGAATAAGCTATCTCAATAATGTTTATCTCCAAGTGATCATCTTTTGAAAAATAATACTTCATCATTAGAAAAAGGAACTTTCTTGATTCACTTCTTAGACCTTTGATAATATGCTACTTTTTTGTTGTTTTTAGAGGATTTTCTGATTGTAGGAGTCAAAATTGTTTCAAATTCTAATAAACTCTCTTTATTACCATTTTTTAGTCTTTCTGAGAAAGAATTTCAAAAAGTAAGTAGGTTTTGAGCTATGATATCAATATCCAAGTTATCTAGTAGATTATCTAGCTCTTCATTGTCTGTTTTTATAAATCAACTATCTACTTTTGATGATATTTTTTTAATAATTCAAGATATAATGGAACTATTATCATAAGCATATAATAATTCATCAAATCATACTTCAGGTTCTATTACTCAATCATTTGAACTGAATAGTTCATCAGATCTATCATCAATCTGTTTTGATACTCATGATTTAAATAATTTTATTTTATCTGACATAATTTTTAGCAAAAAAATAAAGACTAGATTTAGTATCTAATCTTTATCTTTCCCCTCAAGGTCTTTTATGAAGGTTTCTATTTAATTCAATTATATCATGCAGACTTGCAACATACCATCTAATTTGGTTTCATTCAGGTTCTGAAAAACCATATAATTTTAAAAGCTCTCTTAGATAATATGAATTAAACTTTGGTGCTACATCTCAAGCTTCGATCCTTGTAATCTCTCTTTCAGTTCACTTAATCATCTTTGCTACTTCTTTTTTTGATAATTTAAGTTTTTCTCTTCTAGTTTTAAGTAAATTTCATAGTACACTTTCATCACTCTTTAACCATTTTTTCATATTTTCACTATAAAACTTATCTTTTTTCAATTCGAAGAATTCATACAAGGTATCAAGAGTTTGAGCTGTATATTTTTTGTTTCTATGTCAGTTCTTAATTGAGTAAATAGCCTTACATCATATTCAAGTTTCTTGTCTTAGCTTTTTCATATTATTCTTTTCAAGAAACTCTTTAATTCTTTGTTGTATTAAACTCATATTACACAAATTAAAAAGTTCTAATCTCTCATCAAGCAAAAGGAGTAAAACTAAAAACCATACTATCAACCATATCATCATGTTCTCATCATGGGAAAGCAAGTAGCTGATTTTCTAAGGCTCAAACCTTTTTACTATCTGAACTAAATTTTATAAGTCATCTTTCAAATTCTCATTGGAATTCTCTAAGTCTTGTGACTTTGTCTTTTTCTGAGTTAATAACTATTACGGCTAATCATCTCTTTTTTAACATCCTAGCAAGAATAAGTCATCAGTTATTTTGTTCTATGTAAATCAGAGAGCATTTGTATTTATTATACAGTTCTACCACAGTATTGCAGAATTTATCCTCATCTTTATCAGTTCACTCAAATGCAATTGATTCAAGTATATACTTGTGGATTTCTCAAGTGTATTTTTCTTGAGCTGTTATTGTTAATCACATTGCATCTGTTCAAGTCTTTTCTGAAAAAGCAGGATCAATTCAAAATACTATTTTATAACTCTTTGGTAGCTTATAAAAATACTTAATATCTGATCTTTTAATTATACTTTGACCATTTTTGTAAGGGATTAAATTAAAGTTTTGATTATAAGCTATTAATCAATCTCTTCTTTTTGTCTGCAGAGATATAAATTTATAAGCATCATCAGTGATGTCTTTATTTTTTTCTCTAGCCTCTTTGTCAGTAGAAACGAATCTACTCCAACTAATATTTCACTTGATCCTGATAGGTATCCAATAAACTTTGAAATCCTTGTTATTTGTAAAGAATTTCTTAAGTCTTGGTATTCTACCATCTTCATTAATAACATTTCATAGGAATATTTTTTGTGCAAACGAGTTCAATCATCCAAATACTTCTCAAGTTAGGAATCTCATATCAGCTTCAATCAGCTCGGAGTTTTTAGTATTTTTATTTGTATCTATATCATCAAATCATACTAAGTCAGGTCTATGAGTTCTTCCATCTCTTCATAAAAACTTCTTTCATCTCGGACTTTTTCATATACTCATTGCTTGAACCTTTATATTTCAATCTATCATAAATTCTCAGATTGTTTTTTTAGTTGGCTCATTTTGTTTTCTTCATTCAGGAGGAATGTATAAGTTTCAAAAGTCATGTATCAATAATTCATTTGTTTGCAAGATAATTATAATATCAAGCAATATTGATTTAGATTGTTCTATCTCTGAATTATAATGCATTATGTATCTTCTTTTCTTATAAACTATACAATAAACATAGTAATAAGTCAGAAACATAGTTTTTGCACACTCTCTGAATCAAACAAAAAATATATTTATCATTGCTTGTAAGTCATCTACATAGTCTTTATGAAACTGAGCTAGTGGATGAGTAAATTCATTTGGGAAATAATACAGACAAAAAGATAGGAAATCTCATTTAAAATATTCTTTTCTTAAAAAACTTTTACTGGTGTTTGTAAAAAGATAATTTAAAAGTTCTCTATCTCTCTTCATATATTATAAATTATTATTTTCTAATATTTGGTTATATCTAACCTTGTCCTCTTTAGACATTATTGGTTTATCTCAATTATGGATTTGTAGTTTGTTCATAAAGTCTTTATCCTTTACCATCAACCACCATTTTGAGTCAGCAATATCTCACTTCTTGACACTTCATCAAACATTAAGTCTAGCTTGTAAAGAAATACTATCTTTTAATATCCCTTTTTCCTCCAGAAAGTCAGGATTTTCTCTTTGATATTCATATAGTAGACTCTCCGAGATTCCGCAGAAGTAACAGGCTTGAGCATCTGTCATACCTACTGAAAAATATAGCCTGAGTTTCTGGAGATTGACATCTGTCATTTTTCAAGGTCTACCAAATCATGTTTTGGTATCCTTTTTCTCTTTTTCAGGTATATTTTCTACTATTTCTTTTACAGCTTCAGACTTTTGTCTCAAAGTTACTTTTTTGACTTTCTTTTGGTACTTTTTGCTAGTCATTTAATATCAGGTTAATATCTAAATTTTTATTTAAACATCTGATTTCCTTTTTTCATTTTGTTACATCATGGTATCTTTTTATAATAGTTTGAACGAATATAGGATCTAACTCCATCATATAACATTTTCTTTGTTTCTTTTCTGATGCTATAAGAGTTGATCCACTTCATCAAAATAAATCTAGGATATTATCTCAAGACTTACTGCTATTATTCAAAGCATATTCTATTAGCTCCACTGGTTTTTGAGTAGGATGTACATATTCATTCACATTTGCTCTTTTCATACTCCATATAGTTGTTTTTCACTCAGACTCAGCCTGTTTAGCTCTCTTTAAAATATTTAAAAGTTGCTTATCTGATTTTCACTCTAGTGTTTCAATAACTGTTGAATGTGTTCTATCTCAGTAAAAATTAGTAGAGCTACCAGAAATTCAGCAATAAAAAAAAGGCTCATGTTTCCACCTATAATTTCCCCAGCCTAGTGCCGAGCTTGGTTTATTCCAAATTAACTGATTTTTAATATCAAATCCATTATCTACTAGTGCTTTTTCAAAAATACTAGCTGTAGAGGTAGAATGAAATACATACACTCATGTTTCCTTAATACAAGATTGTTTATATACATCAAAAGTGTCATTTAAGAAACATAGGAAATTTTCATCACTCATATTATCATTTTCTATTTTTCTATCAGTTCCTGTTATCTTCCCTTGTCATTTATAATTCACATTGTAAGGTGGATCTGTAAAAATCATATGAGCGAGTTCGTGGTTCATCAATGTATCTACTTCTTGTTTCTTAGTAGAATCTCAGCACATCAACCTATGTTCTCAAAGTTGAAACACATCTCACTTTTTTACCACTATCTTTTTATTATCTAAACTAGGAACTTCATCTTCTTTTTCTTCATCATAAGATTCTGATTGAAATAAATTTAAACCTACATCAAAATTTAAATGTCATATAATATCACTAGAGAAATCTCATAATCACTCTAGATCTATTCTTAAATTTTCAAGGTGAAAATCAGCAAGTAGAGCTGTAGTATTATCTCTTATACGATAATCTCTTTTCTGTAATTCATCTAATCAAGATATTCTAACTACTTCTACTTTCTTAAATCATATCTTTTCAAGTGCTAGAGTTCTTCAATGACCTGCTAGTATAAGGTTATTCTCATCAACTACTATGGGAGAAATATATCAATCTTTTTCTATTGATTTTACTAGTTCTCATACATCTTTATCTGTATGAATTTTATTATTATTCTCATACGGAATAATCTCTTCGAGTTTAAGTTTTATAAACTCTCTTTTTAATTTTTTCATGTTATAAAATACTGTTAATCATATTATTTAATGTTCACTCAGTTAACTCTTTATGTGGATTTGTTAATTTCCAAGTATTAATTATTTCTTTTACTTTTTTTTGCTGTTTATCTGTTAAAGGCTCAAATGCTTTTCTAATCATTTGATGATCTCATTTAATATCAACCACAGGAGAATGGATAAATCCTTTAATCTCCTTATATAAATATATAACACTATTACAGTTTTTTTGCTTAAAGTTATCTTCTAAAACTCATTTAAGTCTAGCAATAAAGTTTTCTTTTCAGTTTCTCTTGATAAAATCAACAAAGATTTTTCAATACTTTCTTTGTACTGCTTTTGATTCTTTAAATTCATCTATTCAAACTGCTCTAAATAAAAGCTGTAAAACTGCATTTATTTCAGGATTTCAATATTCTTTGATTTCATTTTTTCAAACTTTTACAATTTCAGACTTCTTTAACTCTTTAGAGTTATTATTAATACTTGTATTATTATCTCTCACATTTTTGTTAATGGTCGAATTGCATTTTTGTATATGGTCGGTTAATGTTTTTGTTAATCGTATTTCTCGCTTTATAATCTCACTTCCTCTATATTTATATTCAATATATATAAATCATAGTTTTTCTAATTTTTTGATCTTTCTACTAATAGTATTTTCATGTATCTTGAGTCTATCTGAGAAATGCGAATTACTTGCAAAACAAAAACCTTTTTCAGCTGTTAAACTGGATATATATAATAATAAAGGAAGCTCACTTTTTATTTTTTTATTAAAAATCCAATCATTATCACATATTGCATATCAATTTTTAAGCATGTTTAGATCTTGTTATTATAATATTCAAGCATCCTTTTTTCCTCAGGATCAGGAATATTCAAACTCAAGAAATCTCTAGCCCAAACTCTTATTTTTTCAATAAATACTGTCATTTCTCTAGTATCTAATTGTTTTGTTGGTTTTATATATGTAGTTCTTAATGTATAAGAATAAGTTCTTAAAAACTTGGATTTTAGTATCTCTTTTAACTCATCTTTATCATGTCATGTATTTCAGAACTCTTCTATAAATTCAAATATTAAATGTAAATAAGAGTTTTGAGGAATCGAACGGGAACGAGAAAAGGCTTTTAATTTATAAAGCCTTTTTCTTGCAGTTTTTAAATATTCTATGATCTCTTCATTAGTTCCTACTTTCAAAGTCGGAAGCTGAGGTTATATGATATTTCAGGATCATGCGATTCCTCAAAGCTATGTTTTAGCTCATTTACTGATACCATTTCTTGTTTGTAGTTACTCGTTATAGTTTCTTCTTTGGATACTATATCTTCAGGATAAATCCATTTTTTCCTTGCCATATAAAAGAAGTTTCAAATTCATTCTTTTTTGAAGCTTGTTACATCATGTTTTCTCATATCCTTATCAATCTCTTTTTTAAGTTCTTTTTGCCTTACTTCTATATTTTTCCTTGCACTTTCTAATCAAGCATATTCCTCATAAATATCTTCATTCAAATTTTCTTCTCAATCTTTTGATTTTATCCAAGTTTCATAGGCTTCTTGCATTTCAGCAAAAATCTTTGGAACTTTCTTTTTCATACTCTCTACTTTCTTTGGATCTATTTTTACTTCGAATGTTTGTATTTCTCATGTTGGTATAATATTACCATTTTCATCATTTGAAGTTACTATCCAATCAAGATATGCTTTTTGTGGAATATATCAGCTTTGAGCTTCTATAAGCATTGCATAAAAATATAGTTGTCAGTGATTTTCAGCTCTCTCTTGAGTCCATGCAGTTTTTCCTGTTTTAAATTCTCTAAATGCATGTAGTCAATCTGTTACTATATCAGGACTGTTATCTATAAATCCTAGACAGCAAATTCAATCAATAAATTGTTGTAATTTTTGCTCATAGGTAGGATATAAATCAAATTGCCAATCCATTAGTTTCTCACAAAAATCAGAGTTATCTGATACGATGTTTACTATATTTCTATATTGTTTTTCTTTATTATCTTCTAGTGCTTCAAATTCTCAATTTCTATCTTTTGATAATGCTTTTATAATTACATCTTCATCAAAATCTCTCTCTTCAATCATAGTTCCAAGCACCTTTCCAAATGCTATTTCTTTAGTTTCAAAGAATGGTGCTTCTTCAAAGTATGTTTTTATAAATTGTGATCTAAAATTTTCAAATGAATATATTTTAGACCAACTTAGACTTTTAATTTCTGCCATAGTTATTTTATTAAAATATATTATTTAGATTCTAAAGATTTTTTCATATCTTCTTTTAGCTGTAGAATATCAGCTTTTTGAGATTCTGATACAAAATCCTTATTCGTTTTCATTTCTTTTTGAAATTCTAGGAATCCTGATTTCAGAGTATTTAGTGTTTTTACTTTCCTAAGTTTATTATATATCTTTTGAAAGTTTTTTGTTTGCTCATCTCATAATCCATTATATTCTAATACCTGCTTTTCCTCTCAGATTTCTATTTCAGCTAATTTACTTACCCATACCTGAAAGTCTGCTCATGTAGTATTTCATATAAGCCCTGTCCTATCTTTTGATAGTAGTTTCGGATTTGATAATGTTTCTATCACATGTTCTCATGTTCATAATACCTCCATATGTCATACTATATCCATAAAGTATGCAATCTTAGTTGCACTTTTTCAGTTCAAGCTAGGCACTATTTTTGAGATTCTACCCTCATCATTAATCTCTTGCTCTTGAGCTATAAAAAGTACATGCATATCTAATCATCTAAATTCTCTTAATATTCATTCAATTTGTTTTGCTACTACAGCCCAATCTTGAAGCTGTAATGCTCTTCATCTTGTACTTTCTAGTTCTGCTTTGATTATGTCATTTATCTCACTTATTGAATCAATTACTACAGTTTCGTAGTTATGTTTTTGATTTTTTAGATATAAAAGTAAATCTCTTAGGTCTTTTAGTGACTTTATTTCTGCATAATCAATTTCTTTATTTCCTACAGATAGTAGTCATGCTTCAGCTGAAGCATATATAACATTATTTGCTGTTGATCAGAAAGTTGTTTTTCAACTTCATGATGCTCAATATATCAAAGCCTTAATCTTATGAGATGTAGGCTTAAATTTCTTAATTTCCATAATATTGACTTAATGTAATAAATTAATATTATGTATTAACTTATTTATTTGTAAAAGTAAATGAGTGTTCACGGATTGAGCTTCTTTTATTAGAAGCTCTTTCTTTTCATTTATTTTTCATAAAAAAGCTATTACATATTATCTTTGTAAACATCTTCCATGATTGAGATTTTATCTCATATCTCTAGAAGTGGTTTATAGTCTAGATCACTCATTCGAGTCTGATCTATAAGTTCACAATAAGTTTTAGATAACTTATCAAATAACTTTTTCTTAGATTTAAAATTATATATCATACAGTTTTAAATTAAGAATTAAGTTTTGTTTCAATCTCTCTCATCCTTTCAAGATCAAATTGTATAAAAGTATTAATACAGTATTTTGTATTTACTTTTGCTCTAGAATCTTTAAGTTTATCTACAAATTCGATAAATTTTATAAATCTATCATCATTAATGGTAAACTTAAGAAGCTCTATTTCACTTTTCATAGACTCATATTTTTCTAAGTCTACTTGGATTTTGGCTCACATGGAATTTTTCAGTTACAATATAAAATATTTGCACATCTTTCCATCACCTCAGTGTTGTAATCAATACTCCCTACCAATAGAATTAATAGTATTACTATAATAAGTATATAAATATTATAGTTGCATTTAGTTAGCTTTCTTCTCATAATTCATCATTATTAGCAAATAAATCAAGTATGTTATATTTTTCAGATCTTGGTCTTTTCTCGATCTTATTTACTGCTTTAGTAAAGGCATCTTTAGTATTCCAATTCGGATTTTTTGCCTTATTGATATGTCTCCTTATAACATAAGCAGGCTTATCTAAATGTTTGGCTATTAATTCAACCAATGTTGGATCTAATATTTTCTTATCAATTAATCTCATTTTTATTAAATTAAGTGTTATTATTTTCTATTTTTTGTAGGAATTGAATCAATTTAAATATGTCATTTCTCACACATTCATTTTGTAAAGCTTCTTTAATCTCGTTCTCATAAAATGGTTCATCGAGATAAAAAGCACAATTGATCCACCTCCATTTTTTCTCTTTAGTTTCCATAAAAATCAATTTATTAACTATTTTTACCTAATTACTATATAATGAAGATCAAAAAAATATTAGTTTTCTACTTATCGGATTATTTTAAAGAGCATTGCTTAAGTGCAAGTACACTATATACAGTTTTAGTTAAAATGCAAAACTTTTTATACAAATCTTAGAGCTATTATCGATGTTCTTTATACTTTTTTGCGACTTTTCTTTGACTTTCCATCTTTTTTGTATACACTGTTACCTAAGTTGTATACAATTTAATTTTTTACACCTAACAATGTATAAGGAAAAGGTAGTTAATATTGAAGTGATATGTAAATATTTATGAAGAGAAATTTATAAATATTTAGAAAGTAAAGATCAGACAATTACAGCCCTTGCTGAGACTATCTGAAAATCTACTGCATATATCACAGATCTACTAAATGGTAGAAGAAATACCTCTAATTTAGAGGTATATAAAAGAATGGCTCTTACTATTTGAATGAGTGAGAAAAAATTCGCACAGTTATATAGAGATGCTAAAAAACATGAGTATTCAGTATCTACTTGAGAAGACTTATCAAACACTTTTTCTCTAGATGATTTTAAGCTAGAAGATTTAAAACTTGCCCTTTCGAGAGAATATGGAACGAAAGATGAGCAGGTTTTAGATGATATTATGGCTTATGCAAGATTCAAGATAGAACAAGGTGATACAAAGTTTTTGAAAAACTTACAAAAATAGATTTTTCTATCAGAAAATTAATGAAAAATTAATATGGTATAGATATAATTCATTTTGATGCCCTAAAAAGCATATTTATTTTCGTACCCAATTTATATATGAATGAAGTACTAGAAAAATACAAAAGTAGTTATTTACCGATTGATATAGAATGAATTATATCTGATTTTTGATTGTCTTTAGATTACTTTGATTTTAGTACTATCAATGGTTTTATAGCCTGAAAACATATAGCGGTTAATAAGTCACTCTGTATTGCTGAACAGAGGTTTGTTATAGCTCATGAGTTATGACATTTCCTAGATGGAGAGATATGAGCTTCAACTGAATTATTTTCTACCACTGACCCAAAAGAAAAAATAGCAGATCAATTTGCTATGGATCTTTTATGTCCGACTTTCAAAGTAAGAGAGTTATGGGAAAAATATGAAAATATCCCAACTCTTTCACAGATTTTCCTTGTATCAAATGAAGTTATTGAGAAAAAATTAAAACAAGTTTATAAATCTAGCAGATATTCTTATGAGAGCAGTAATTTATTGTAGAAAATCAACCGATAGAGATGATATGCAAGTACAATCACTTGATACTCAACTTAAATGGTGTCTTGATTATACTAATGAGTATAAATTCAATATTGTAGAGACTGTAGTTGAGGCAAAAAGTGCAAAACAACCTTGAAGAGAAGGTTTTAACAAAATGATCATGATGCTTGAAAAATGAGAAGTTGATACAATAGTGACTCTTCATTTGGATAGACTTACGAGAAATGCAGTAGATGAATGAACTTTGAAGTGGTATGCTCAAAATAGAAAAATTAAAGAGATTCATTGTAAAGAATGAATTTTTACTGGTGATCAAGTTTTAATGCTCTCTATTCATTTTTGATTTTCTAATCAGTATCTTGTTGATCTTAAAAAGAAGGTAGTTGAATGAATAAACACAAAAGTAAAATCATGAGGGATTGTTTCGAGAGTTCCTCTTGGTTATGTAAATAACAAAGAGACAAGATGAGCCGATTTGGATGAGGATAATTTTCATTATATAAAAAGAATTTTTGAAATGAGATCTGAATGACATAGTTATGATCTTATAACTGATGTTATTACTCAGGAGTGATTTAGAACTAAAAAGTGAAATAATGTACCAAGATCTGTTATAGAGCAGATGATTAAAAATCCATTTTATTATGGTGTGATTCAATATGCTTGAGAGTTATATGAATGAAAACATAGAGCTATTATTTCAAAAGAATTATGGGACAGAGCGAATCAATATGGAAGAGGGATTACTTATGTACTCAATAGAGATTTAACTCCCTTAAAATGAAAAATAAAGCATAAAGAGACCTGAGAGACTATGTGTACTTCGTTACTCAAAAAGAAGTACATTTACTTTCATATACATTGAAGGAAAACTAAAAAGACTTGAGTAAGGATTCGGCATAATCAAAATGAAATTATCAAGGTATTTGATAAAAATATTTGGTTATACAGTGTGCCAAAAGAACACAAAGAAGATGTTAAAAATGGTCTTAGGGATTTCTATACTGATAAGGTGGTATATAACAAGAAGAAAAGAGATGCTTTGAATAAAAAATTATCTAAAGCTGAGAATGAAAAAATCTCACTTATTAAAATGAGATCCAGTGAAGAAATTACAGCTGAAGAATTTAGTGATATGAAAAATTGATTGATTGAGGATATAGCGAGCTTAAAAGATCAGATTATTAAAATCGATAAGGATGATAAGGATATTTTGGAGAACTTTGATAATATGGTCGAACTCCTTGTAGAGCTGTCTGATAAGCGGAAAACTAAAAAACCTAAAGAAAAGGTCTGAATCATCAATTCTATCGTGGTCGAACTCCAAATAGACAACAAAAAAAGGCTTTACATTGAGGAAAACCCCTTTTTCAAAGCCCTTCAAAAGGTTAATTATCATAAATGGTGGGTCATCCGGGGCTCGAACCCAGGACCTTCTCCTTAAAAGGGAGCTGCTCTACCAACTGAGCTAATAACCCATATTGCCTGAAAGACTCGGGTATTGTATTAAAAAACATAACAAAAGCAAATTTTTTTTACAAACTCCTTTTATTATGTGATATCCATTATTTTATCTCCTATATACTACATTCTTTTTATAGGAATAAGTAGCTCTCCATCATACGATACAATATTGGAAATATTCCCGCCATCATCAAGTATAAATAAATGCTCTCCTTGGAAATCTGGATTATCAAAGACATACTTTACTCGTAATCAATGATTCAATTTTTCCAAAACATCAGCTTCTAAAGTAATGAAATGGTGATTCCTAAAAAGACTTTTGACATCAAAACTATCAGAAGGTTTAATCGAATCAAGTTCAAGAGCATCTCCAATATATAGATTCCCTATCTTGGTTCTCCTCAAACGAGAAATATATCATCATGTTCCAAGCATCTCTCATAGATCAGCTGCAATACTCCTAATATAAGTACCAGCACTCACGTGAGCCTTCAAAGATACTTTTGGATAGTCAAAATCAAGCAGTTCTATATCAAATATCTCTACCTCTCTCCCCTTCATTTTTATTTCTATTCCTTCTCTCGCAATTTTGTAGGCTCTCTGTCCATTTATTTTTAGAGCTGAATACTTTGGTGGGACCTGTTGAATCTTTCAATGAAAGTGCTCTTGCAATATTTCCTCTATCTGATTTTTTGTAATACTTTTTTTATATTCTGCTTGCTTCTGATCACTCAAAAACTCTACTGGCTCTCACAAATCAAATGATTCAGTTACTCCATCTAACATAATATCAAACTCATACTCTTTTGAATCCTTCTCCAAATATGGAATGAGTTTGGTATAGTTACCCGTTGCAACTAAAAGCCCTCACGTTGCGAGAGGGTCAAGTGTACCAGTATGACCAAGCTTTTTTTCATCTATTCTTTTCTTGAGAACTCTGATTACATCAAAACTAGTGAAATCAATCGGCTTGTCTATAAAATAGAAATTATTCATAGTCATAGGTTGCTGGTGAAGAAAAAAACCTTGGATGTGTCTCTATTCAGAGATTTGGATGAAGAAATGAGAAAGTCTTGAAGCTAAAATAACCAAAATCAACAAATATCTTCCCCGTAATATCCTTCTTGGTTATTGTATTAGAAACAAGGCTACAGTTACTAAAACACGTTCTAGAATCTGAAGAGTGATTTCTATTATCTCACATAACAAAATACTCTCACTCTGGTATTTCAAAAACACTCTTTCAGGTATTTTTATTGCCAACAAAGGTGAAACCATCATTATCTTCATTTAAATATGGTTCATTGAGTTCAGTGAAGTCAGCTTCTCAAGTTTTTTTCAAAAATACTTTTCCTCACTCTATCTTGAGGATATCTCATCCAATAGCTATTATCCTTTTTAAGAAAAACTCTTTGGTTTTACTTACATGAGGTTTAAACACTACTACATCTCCTCTATCTGGTTTTCATATCCTATATGAAAGTCTATCTACGATAATAAACTCTCTATCATAGTATGAACTATACATAGACTGACCACTTATTTGAAATGGCATAGCAAAAAAGAACCTTATAAAAAAAACTATTATTATAATGATAGCTAAATCCTTTCCAAAATCCTTTACATCATCCATATTTATAAACTTGCTTTCTTCTGAAGCCATGGCAAAGAGTTGGTTATGAGATATATTCGCAAACCATTATATGTGAAAAAAAGAAAAATCAACAAAAAAAACCCTAGTAAAACCCCCTCCTGTGAGGAAGGGGGCTAGGGGATGGGTTTATGTATCTCAATCAGTTTTGAGCCAATCAGGGATTTTCATTCCATCATCCCATAAATCACTGTCAGATTTAGGAGTTTCTTCTCAAGAATTTTCTTGTTTTGCTTTTGTTGGTTTTTCTTCCTTTGAAGTGATATCTTTTTTAGTGCCTTTTTGAGCATTATTTTTTATATCTTCCTTTTCTACTTCTTGTTTCTGCGCTTGTTTTACGTTTTGTTCCAGCTCTTGCGAATCTTTTTTTGTCTTTGAATCCTTTGATTCTTGTTTGTTTCTTTTCTGATTCTTGTTCTTATCTTTTTTTGGATCTCT